ATTCGGGTCGAAGGTCATGCTGCTTCCTCTTCCTTCTCAACGATGAAGGCCGCGTCGTGCCGATCCAATGGCGCACAAACGTAGCAATTGCCGGAACCTTCTGGCATCCCGCCAGCATACCAGGTACCGTACCAACCGAGTTTGGTCGCTAACGTCTCGGCCGCGACCATGTGGTTATCTTCAATATTCAAGGCATGGTCGTAAGGGATGGTGACGGACTTGGCGAACGCCTTTGCCTTTATGCGTGACCCGCGAAAATTGGTCGGTCCGATGAACTTTGTAACGATAGCTTGGAATGTCATGATTCAGTCTCCCGGTTTGGTCTCATGAGTGCCGACGATATCGGCAGACGGGCAAGCGCCCGTTTCGACCTAGAAGTCATGCATCCAAGCGACGCCGAATTGTTCGCAGAAAGGAAGGCTTTCGAGGTCGTCCGTCCAATCCTGCAATGAGATATCGCCAGCCATATTGCAGCCAAGAGCCGTAACCTTAGCCCCACCATAATGCAGGCCGCGTGCGAACCATTCGCAAGGCTTGAAAGCATCTTGGATCAAGCGCTTGGCTTTACGCTCCGACGCTTTGAGGCTAAAAACCTCGACTTCGAAAACGTTACAAATGCCACCTTGATAGACGACTGCGATGTTCATGTGATTCTCCCGGTTGTGATGGTGGTGGTTTGTGCGGTGCAAGCGTTACCTGGTGTCAGGTATTTCGACGGGCTGTACTTCCCCGACGTAATGGATCAGAGCGTTAGAAGAGAACTGGCCCTTGCTCTTGATCCACCGATTGCCGACTACGTAATAGAGCGTCCGGCCATCGGTGCGCTCGCTCTTACGGACTTCCGTAGCTTCGAATTTGTTGCCGGCTGCAAATACGATCATCTGATTCTCCCGTTATCGATATCCATTTGTCGCACGACAAACGATCAGGTTCAAGCAATATGTGATTCGGACATGGAAATGCCAGAACGAAACAAAATTACTCCGTATGCTGTCAATCGGGTGTTCAAGCCGCTGGAACCGCAACGGAAACATTTCCACTTGACAGACGCTTAAAACATCATGCCTGCTCGCGCGGCCATACCCTCGAAGGTCTGTCCATGCTCTCCGATCAAGAGATTGTCCGCCGGCTAAGAGCGATCCGCTTCTCACCGCAGGGCGAACGGTACGCCAAGCGAGCTCTCAGCATGAACGCGGTCGTGCAGGCTTCCGGTCTCAGCATTCAGCGGCTTTACCAGATCGTCAACGCCGGCCATTTCGGATGTGTCGCCAGGCTCAAATTGAACGAAGCATTTAAAACTCTAGACCGGGAACGCGGAAGAACGCCGGTTTGAGACCGCGCTACCAGGCAACGCGTGCGGTGCAGCAAGACCCGAATCACCCTGTTTTCACCGTCTGTTCACCCACTATATATGGTGTGCCGCAATAACCACCGTTATCCACGAGACGAATTCCTCAATGGTTACAGGTACCTGCCGCCCCTCGGCCTCCGGTCCCCTCCCTGGATACCGCGCGCGGCGCGCCCCGGCAGGCCGATGGGTCGCGAGATTCGAAATCGAGGCCGCCCGCACCCGGTTCACCCCAGGAAAATTTTCTGAGGCGTCGAAATTCAAGTTGTGCTACTGCCGCAATGATTTTTGGATCGGTTGAGCCTCACGACTGCGCCGGACCCGCAGTCCTACCACTAAGTTTGGTTCACTAAGTTGTCCCGGCAAACCGACACTTGTCCACCCCCGGAAAAAATTCTATCCGGTTGAATTGCAAATCGTCCTAGCGTTGCAGGCATAAGTTGGAGGTTGGTGTTGTCATGTCGGTGTTTTTCTTCGGTGGTAGGTATGGTTTTGGGGGTAGTTGGGCGCGCGGGGTTTGGTGGGTTCGGGCACATGACCGGTTGCTGCACCTGAAGGCGCCGCGGTATGAACCTCTATTCAGCGAGCGATATGGCTACTACGATTTTCGTCTGGTCTGGTGCGGCTGGCGTTTGGTTGGGAAACGGTAATGCCGAAATGTAGACTTGGCCGCATTGGATCGAGATAAAACTTCCTGAAGTTATCCACAGCCCTCCTTGACGCCTCCTTCAAGGCGTGCCTATCGTATATGGTACGTTATAGGGGAGATTCGGGCGATGACCACAGCTATCCTGTTGATGTTTCTTGCGTTTGCATCGTTGGGCATCTTTGCCGGCGTGTTCATGCTGCAGGCATTGCGGCGTGTCGGCGGGGTGAAGGCGGGCAGACGGAGGCCGTTTTGAGCGAGGACCGTACCGATATCTGCCGTTGGTGCCGGTTCTGGTCGCCGTTTCACGAATCCATGCGCCACAACGATGATAGCCGTTTCCAGCAGCACGACTGCCGGCGGCGGGCTCCGGTTACCGACAAACCCATGTATCGCGTTTGGCCTCAAACCTTGGGCACCGACTGGTGCGGCGAATTCGAGCGGAGGCCGTTTTGACCGTTGTCGCCTATGCGCGGGTCTCGACCACCGACCAGAACCCGCGGCTGCAGATCGATGCGCTGATGGAGGAGGGCTATGACAAGGCCTTCACCGAAAAGGCGTCGGGCGCCGATCGGGATCGTCCTGAACTGGCGAAGGCCATCGCGTTCCTACGTCATGGCGACGTGCTGCTGTTCTGGAAGCTTGATCGTCTGGCGAGGTCTACGATTCACCTGGGTCAGATTGCCGAGGCGGTCCGGGCCAAGGGAGCGCACCTCAAATGCCTGACCCAGCCGATCGACACCACCACACCCACCGGCCGCATGATGTTCAACATCCTGGCCTGCTTTGCCGAGTTCGAGCGCGACATCATCGTCGAGCGCACCAACGCCGGGTTGGCGGCGGCTCGCGCGCGCGGCATCATCGGCGGCTGGAAGAAGGGGCGCAAGCGCAAGCCGCGCAAGTTGAAACTGCAACCACGCGAGCAGGAGGCCACCGCATGAGTGACGAAGACTCGATCGTCGACTATCTGGAAAGCAAGGGCATCCCCGGCGATTTTGCCACCCGCAAGGCGATCGCCGAGAGGCACGGCATCGTGCCCTACAGCGGCACGGCGGAGGAGAATGAGAAGCTGCTGGCGCTGTTGCGCAATCCTCCCGACAGCTTCTGGGAGGAAATCAAGGAACTGTTCCGGTGAGGCGCTGGCTTTCTTTCCTGCTCGGCTTCACGCTGATGTGGGGCTATCTAGGCACGCGGTATGCGCTGAGCCACGAGGACTACACGTCGGCCTGCTGCGGCGGCAAGGATTGTCATCCGGTGGCCTGCGAGGAGATCGAGAACGCCGGGCTGATGTGGCGATGGCACGGCTTCACGATCGAGAAATGGCGTGCCGTGCCCTCCAGCGACGGTGGTTGCCACGTCTGTGTCCACATGGAAAGCCATACCATGATCTGCATCTATCTGGGAGGTGGCGTATGAGCAAGCTGGCTGCGTGGACCGATGAGAAGCCACCGATCCGCGGCTGGTATGCCGTGATGTATGGCTGGGATTCCGACGAGGGGACGTTTGTAAACAGCAGGTTCTGGAACGGGGAAAAATGGGATGATCTGAACAATCTGCCGATCTTCATGTGGTCGCCGCAGCCGTTCGATGATTTCGAGGCGGCCGACAAGTGGGCTGCAGATAACGACCCGGATTTATAGGTTTGGCAATGATCAGGCGATGTCTGTGCTGGCTCGGCTATCACAAGTGGCAGCCGTGGCGGAACTGGTTCGATGTTGATGGCAAAGAGCGGGCCATGATGGAATGCCGCTACTGCGGAACGCGAGAGTGGGATGACTGACTTCAACGTCACCGAAACCGAAACCGATGCCGCCTTCACCGTCGAGTATCAGGGTGTCGCGCCATTTCCGACCGAACGGTTCCTCGCCTTCATCACCAAGCTGAAGGTACAGTCGAAGGACTTTGGCCTGGTGCCGTTCAAGATGCTCGGCAGCCAGCGCTATATCCTCAACGAGATGATCGAGGGCCTGTCGCGCGGCATCACCACGTTCGTCATATTGAAGGCGAGGCAACTCGGTGCGTCGACGTTCTTTCTATCGCTGGATATGTTCTGGGCGTTCGAGCACAAGGGCCTGCTCGGCTGCTTCATCACCCACAAGGAGGAGGCGCGCGATGACTTCCGTTCGACCGTTGAAGTCTTTTTCGCCGAGACCCCAGCCAAGTACCGGATCAATTATGTACGACACAATCGAAATCTGCTCATCCTCAAGAACGCATCAAAATTCAGATATCTCATTGCGGGAACGAGCGAGGTTCGAAAGGGAGGTCTTGGCCGCGGTGGTGCGGCTAATTTCGTCCACGCCACCGAGTGCGCATTCTACGGTAATGGTGACGATCTTGCCGAGTTCAGATCGCAAACTTCTTCCTTATATCCGCATCGACTACAGATCTACGAAACCACGGCCAACGGCTTCAACCATTTCTGGGACATGTGGGAAGGCGCGCAAAACGACCCGACCAAGAAAACCATCTTCGTCGGCTGGTGGCGCGACGAACGCAACGCGCTGCCCGTCAACCACCCGTTCTTTGAAAGCTACATGCCGGACGGCATCAAGAGCACATTGACGCCGCTGGAGAAACGCCGCGTGCGCGAGGTGCGCGAGACCTACAAGTTCGACATCTCACTGCAGCAGATCGCCTGGTACCGCTGGCACCTCGCCGCGGAAAAGGACAGTGACCAGAGCATGATGGACCAGGAATATCCGTGGACCGAAGGCGATGCCTTTGTCGCCACCGGCTCGAAATTCTTCACCGTCGACGCCATGACCGAATGTATGCGCAAGGCCA